CAGCTTATAACCAGCTTTTAATTTCTCATTAAATAAATCATACTTAGGATGATTTTGTGGCAATGGATTTTCTGTAGTCACTTGTTCACTTTCAGGATTATTAGATCCTTCTTCATTTTGAACAGGAGCTTCATTACCCTCATTTCTAGATTGTTCATCAACTTGTACAAAACTCATAGTTTCTGTATTCCATACAAAGTTACCTGCTTCATCATCCTTCATCATCTTTTCCATTCCAATATCCTTATAGTAGTCATTAAGACTTTCTCCAGGTTTTGGATTTCTTAATCCTACATTTTGGATTTTGACTTCTCCCTTTTGTTGATATTGATCTAATTCACCACCTTCTTTAACTGTAGCAGTTAGCTCTTCATTAGCAATAGCTACATCAGCAGTGTTAGGTGCACCTTCTGAATCAGGTACACTTTGTTCTTGTGGAGATTGTTGAACTTGACCTTGCTCAGGATTTTCAATATTTTGCATCATAGCTTGTAACCGCAAAATTTGATCTTGTTGCTCAGGAGGTAAAGAAGCAATAAAGTTTAATTCAGCTTGCTGTCTGGTTTGCTCTTCTATCTTTGCAGTAAAATCTATAGGATCAATTCCTTGTTGTTGTAAGTATGGAAATGCTGCTAAAGGTACACCATCCTCAAAACCTTTTTTAAGCTCTTGACCAAATGCTAATTTGGATAAGCTATTCATATTTTTGCTCAACATCATCTCAGCACTTCTTGTAGATATTTCATCTGCATACTGATCATTTATTTCAGCTAAATAATTATTAAGTCTAAACTTTCTTGAAACATCTGCTGGTGTTTTTTTCTTTCTTGATTCTATACCAAACTCTGCTAACTCATCTCTACCCATTCTCATAGAACTAGTATCAGAAAAAACAAAAGACTGTTCTGGCAAAAACATAGGTACACCACCTTGAGAGTGTCTTGGGCCTGTAATATCATATAATCCAAACTGACCATTACCACTTAAATCTGTTAAAACAGTTTCTCCACCTTCAGCTTCTATATTAGCATCTTCTCTAGGTACACTAGACAAGCTGTATCTTACAGAGTTATCTTCATTGTTATTGAAGTTTGTATCTCCATAAAACTCTTGGGGAGTTGTAACCAAACCGTAGTCAGCTTGATCACCGGTTACCATACCACCATCTCTTTTCAAAGCCTTCTTTTTGACTTTGCCATCAACTAGCTCATAACCTTTTGGTAATTTATTTATCTTAACTTTTGCCATAATTATAATATTTCTATGTCAGCACCAGCTGCAATTAGTTGTGCTATCATATCTTGTGATAATTCTACTACTTCACCACCTTGTTTCATTTCATCTTTATGTAAGTATCCCATCTCAGCCATTCTCTCATGATCAGCTGGTACATTAGCTTTATAACCTTTACCTGTTTTAGGATCAAACATCATATGTTGTTTAAATGTTTCACCACCCTCTTCAGCTGTAAAACTATAAGGGCTTCCTGCAAAAGCAAAGTAGTTACCTGTTACTCTGTCTGCTTCAGAACCAAGAACTCCATCTAATACTCTTCTTTGTCCTTTACTTCTTGCTCCAGAAGTTTTTGTAGCAAATTTATAATCAGCTCCAGACCTAGTTTCTTGCTCATCCATTGCTTCATTGAATAGTTTATTATCAAAAAATAATCTATTTCCTAAACCTGCTATGTCTGATACTCCTCCAAGTATAGATGCAGTTGCTCTAAAGTATGGGTTATCTCCTAATGCGTCTAAACCTCCTGTTATAGCATCACCTAATCCAATAGATACATCTGGTTGAGTTTCAATCTCTCCAAACATTGCATCTACATCAGGTCTATCTACAGTGCCATAAGCTGGTACACCCGTACCTTGTCCACCGTCAATATCTATATAATCAGGTATACCATCTGCATCAGCATCAAATTCAGGTGTATCACCTACAACTACACCAGATGACCCAAACATTTGATCTGCTTGATATTGTTCAAAAGTTGGAGGACCAACAAAAGGTTGACCACCACCTTGTAAGATTTGACCACCAAATAATTTTTTATAGACAGCATCATACATTGCTTGTGCTGTATTTATATCTGTTACATCAGGGTTATCTTCTAACCATTCTTGAAAAGTAGGATTACCAGAACCAAGATAACTTTGAACTTGTTTATCAGCTCTTGCTTTACTTTCAGCAGTTTGATACTCCCATTCTTGTTTTTGAGCAGCAGCCCAATCTTTGATTTTTGCTTGATTTTCTGCAGAATAAACATTTGAGGTATCTACATTGTAATTATAATAACCTGGTATAGCAGCTTTATATGCAGCCATTGATTCATCCCAATCAGAAGTTTCTCCTTTAATATCATTATATACAGTTCCAACTGTAGAAATAATATCAAACAATGGGTTAACTGTTTTTGGAGGCATAACAGGCATAACAGAAAGTTGAGGATCTCTCATGTAATAGCTATCTTTTCTAGCCAAGTTTGCTTTTAATGCATCTTCACTTGTAAGAGCTGCTGTAGTTATTTCATCTTCATCTGGTATATAAACACCATTTACAAACTTTCCTTTTAACTCTATACCTTCTTTAGCTTTTTTCCATTTAGAAGCATTACGTGCAAAGTTTGCCATCTTTACTATAGATGGTGGATACTTATCTTTATTAGCTAATACTTTTCTATAAGCTTCTTTTACAGTCATACCACGCTTCTTAGCCCATGCTGTAAATTTACCTTTGTTTTCTGGTTTTATTTCTATACCAGATTCTGCCATCCCCATCATTGGATCTTGTTGGGCAGCTTGTTCTTCTTGCTCAGCAATGCTTTCATTCCTTGCAAGTAGCTCAGGATTAGCATTAACTTCTTCTGGTTTTGATGGTTGAGTGCTTCTTTCTATTTGCTCAAATAAAGTCATGATGTCTTCTTCTACCATACCAACCATCATTAAAGCTTGTGCAATAAGTTGTTGATCTACTTGATTTTGTAAAAGCATAGCAACAACATCTTGCGGGCTTTGACCGTCTTGTACGGAAGCACTAATAGTTTGGGATATCTCCATAACTTGAGGATCAACTTGTGGTTGACCTTCTCCTCCCATCTGTTTTAAACTTATTTTGTTTAGATTCACACTCATAATATTATATTATTAATATACAAATAATTAACCAGAATCACTAATTTTTAAGGTTTAAGAACTCTTAATCATATGTGTAAGAATGTAGTTAGGTACTGACATTCCTGAGCTCTTTGCATCCATATAGTGTATTCTATTTAATCTATCATATATATCTTTACTTGCTTCATCATTAGCACCACCCATTACATACTTTTTATATACGTCATAAACACTTAATTCACCACCAGGCTTAAATGATGTATATCCACCTTTGATACCTTCTTTTTCTGCTGCACTTTTACTTTCTAAAAAAGAAGCCCTATCACCAGGTTTTTCTATATTTTTATGTCCTTGCAACCACAAATCTTCTAAGCTTAAATCACCTTTTGCAAAATCAGCTAATGTTGCTTTTGACTCAATTAAATTTGCAAAGAATAAAGTATATTGCTGTTCCGGTGTTAATTCATCTGCTGACTTTACATTTAAGATTGCAGGATCAATATTAAAATTTTTGGCCTTAGCAATATTCTTATATCTTTTTTGTGCCGTTTCTAATGATGGACCTTCAAACTGAAATAAACCTCTACCAGGACCACTAGGGTATTGTCTTGCTCTTGGGTCCATTCTATACCATGGACTAGATTCATGAAAAGCTATTGTATCTGCAGCAGCTCCCCAAGTATCTCTATCTCCACCTCTAGTATCAACTATGTAATCTAAGATATTATCAAAGTTTAAAGTCTTTTCTCCTCCACCTTGATATTCTTGTGTTGCCGCAGCTGTTCCTGCCCCTACAATTGGTATAGCCGCATATGTTTTATTTAACATATCTTTTATTGCATTTCTCACATTGGGTTTGGTTATATCTGCTGTTTGTTTTGCATTTGGCAGTAGATACTGACCTTCCTTTAAAAACTGATTTGCATCTAGATTACTAAAAAGATGTTGTACATCAGCAAATCCACCTTTGCCTGCAAAATCTTCACCTGCTTCTTTAGACCAATTTGTTATTGCATCTGTTAATTTTTTAACTTGATCATCTGTTACATTCCCGCCTGGTTTTAAACCTGCATTTTTTTCTAACCAACTAAGTGCTTTTCTAAATCTAACCTGTTGTTCAAAAGGTTGGCTTATATTTTTTACTAGAGCTTCATCAGGTCTTCCCGTCCTGTCAACAAGTTTAAAAACTGGATGCTTGTACAAATCACTTCCTTGTCTTGCTACATCACTAAACATGTGTTCTATTTCATGTTCAAGAGTTCCTAGTACTTTATTTTTAGTAATATATGGATTAGTTGGATCTATAATAATTTTACCTTTGCTATATAAACCACCAGTATCAGGAGCTAACTTACCAAATTGAAGAACAGAATTTTCAAACTCTTTTACAAAATCATCAACATAACCTATAATCTCATCCCTACTGTTTCCAGTAGCTTCCATATTATTTTTTATAAACTTATCAGTTAATAATCTTTCTCTAGTTCTTTTACCTATATCTGCAATTTCATCTGCTGTTGGAATAAGATGTTGGTAATCAATTTGACTAAATTGACCATCCACAACTTTTATTAATTGTTTAGATTCAATGCCGGGTAAAGTTTTAAATTCAAAATTTTTAGCATTGTCTGCTTCCTTAAAGTTATTTTTTACAAAGTCATCTAAATATTTAAGTCCTTTTTTAGCATATGGTTTTAATTGTTTTAATAATCCTCCTAATTGCTTTTTATCTAATTCACTAATATCCCCACCATACTTCTTATAAAAATCAGACAAATTTTTCATAACTTGATCAGCATCACCTATAAAAGTAGAAGCACCTGGAATTTTACCAGTTTCTCTTATTTGTTTAACAAGAGCAGGAGGAATAACATATTCTTTTGGATGTGGCATATTACCCATACCACCACTCATGTTTAGTGCTCGTTCAGTTGCTGTACCTTTAGCTACATTAAAGTTTTTAGCATCTGATGGATCCATGTACATTGTTATTAATCTTCTAGGGTCTTCTGGATAAAGATACCTCGTTATATGATCATACTTTGAATCAACAGGACCCACAGCACTTTTTGTTCTATTAACATAAAACTCACTTAGTTCATCTGCAAACCAGTTTCCATCTTCATAATTACTAAAAGATGTATTACTTACATTAGCATCTTCAACTCTATTTAATTTTATGGCATCTTTCCTTGGTATCTTTTTTACTGACCCATTTGTAGTAACTACTTCAACTAAATCATCAAGTTTATCTAGTGGTAAATTTTTAGCTACATTCTTTCCTTTTGCTAACCATGCAGGAACAATTGGAATAGCACCTAATGCATCAAATCCTGCATCAAGGTATTCCCCTTGATCTACATTACGTTTTGCAGATGCTGCATACTTTGCCCAAGCAAATGGATTAACTGCATCAATAATACTATCAAATGTGTTTCTATTCTCTACATTAATGGGCAAGCTATCTGGTAAATCTTGATTTCTAGCAGTATAACCTAAAGCTGTCATAGGACTTGCTAAATAATCAACTGCTTTTTCATACCATGCTGGTTCTTCATATTGGGATATAGTAGCTCCACCTTCTTGTGATTTATTTAAAAAATCAGGTTTTTCACCAATACCTAAAAAATAATCTCTTAATTCAGGATACATTTTTTTATGTGCTTCATTTTCCATTGTACCTTCTGTAGAATAAGCTCCGTGTGAACCGTGCATAGAAGAGTCTAGAATTAAATCTTTAAGCATCTCAGCAGTTCCTTTATCCTTTAGTTGTATACTATGAACAAGCTCATCTAAAAATTTTAATGCTTGGTATTCTGGATTATCATACTTTCTTTGATAAACTGTTTCATTTTGATCTAATACATTTACATGAGGTCTTCTTCCTTTGCTTGTATCAGGTAAATCATCAAAACCAATCCCTGCTGGAGAAAACGGTACATAAAAATCTTTTGTGTCAGCTTCTGTTGACAAATTAGGTTGATGTGATTGTATCCATACACCTTCAAATATTTCATACTGTTCAGGAGGAAGTTCCTCTTTTAATCTTCTTAATATTTCTTTTGTTTCTGGATCTGCTGTTTCTCCTCTATAGTTTGTGGTATGTCTTTTACCATCATATAAAAAGAATTGTTGTTTACCTAAATCATTTCTTGCTGCTTCAAAAGCATCATCAAAACTATTATACTCATTATAATTAGGTAAAGGTTTACCAGTATACTCCCAGTTTTTAGGGCTTAAATAAGATGCTACTGTTCTTAGTTGTTTCTTGGTGGGTTTGTTATCAGTAAGTATATCTGGTACAAAACCTTGTTTACCCTGCATATAATCACCTATAGATCTAATATCTTCTTTAACATCACTAAAATCAAAATCAAACATTCCTTTCTGTGCCATAGGTAATTCCATACCGTCTGAGGCTCTCTTACAACTTCCTTTACTATATGCTTTTTTTCCTGGAACAGGTGTAAATCCTGGCCAGCATCTGCCTCCACCACCAAGCTTCATTGCTGGTACTTCAAATACCATATCACCAGGAAACTCATAGTCTTTACCTGGCTCCATCATCTTGCTGTTACCTAAGTTATCTATACCCATAACAGGAAAGTCTACACCTTTCATAGTTATATCACCTGAAGGTATAATATTAAAAGGGTTGTTTACATCAGGACTATCTGACTTATATCCATCCATAGAGAACACACCAGTGATGTATGTAAACTGTTCATTTGGTCCTCCAGGCAACCCTCTTGATTCTATTGTTGTAAACTTCTTCTTCATTATCTCATTGATAGTAATAACTTAGTATTCTCTAATCTTAGTAACATTTTTCTATCTCCTGATTCTTGTCTTCTTAAAAGAACGTGATTAGAATAATGTCTAAACTTCTTACGCTGTGTCTCTGGTTTAAAGTAATCTAGGTTAGTTGCATTAAGTGGTCTTATGTAACCATTACATTGTGTATCAAACACAGATTGTTCTGCATTGCTAAACTCACCTCTATCATTTGTAATATCCCAGAACTGATTAAATCTAAATTTGTGTTCTACTTTAGATGCTAATATTGTCATGCTGTTAGGTGCAATAATAGGATATTGCAATTCACCCCATGGATCATTAAATGGTTGTGATGTAATATTTAATAAACCTGATACTTGATCATTATTATAAATAATAGCTCTATCAAAATTAAATAGTAAATCTTCCCATTTATCACCACCACACATGTTATACTCTGGCTCACCTTTGTATACATACGTTTCTAATTGATACTCTATACTTCTAATTGTATTGACAGCTTGACCAGTATTAGAAATTAATTCTATTTCCCAAGGATAGCTAACACCATAATAGTTAGCAAACAAGTCACATCTTACATTATGTCTCCAGAATGAACCAACTCTATAGTTAGGTATTACTGTATCTGCATAGTAGTAATCACATATAGGTGGTGTAGGGTCTACCCAGTTTGGATCACCTATATAAGCTAACTCAGGTAAAGTATCAGGACACGTTCCTATTAATGTACTTGTAAAGTTTGTAGGAGGAGGTGGACAGCTACAAGATGCTTTTCTACATACTGGTGGAGTTAAATCATCACACACACCAGTTACAGCATCGTTAAATCCATTTGCTCCTACATAAATTAATTCATATCCAGCCGGACATGAGCAAGTAAATGGTATATCACAAACCGCACCAGCAATTGCATTTGCAGTTGCATCCAATCCTGCAGAGTCTAAAGCATCTGTTGTAAACTGAAATGGAGCAGAAGGTACTCCAGGTTGTGAATAAGTTGTACCACTAATAGAGTTTAGTAATGCTGCATTACCAGGTATACCATTATCACCATTACCTACAAAACCTCCCCATATTTCTTGTTTATTAGGATCACCTAAATTAGCATTAGCCCAAGCACCATTATTAGCTCCACCAGCTAATGGAGTTTGAAATTGACTGACAGCAGGGTTTGGTGCAGTACCGTTAGTACCATCAGTTATACAAATTACTATTTGTTTAAATGTTGAATCTTGTGACCTTGCAGGATAACTAGCAGATAATTGAGATTGAGTTTTATTGTTTAATAAAGATAATGCTCCATTTCCTGATGTTGGTGATGCTGTTCCAAGTGCATTATTAGCACTTGTATTATTAGGGTTTGGTACATTCCAATTAGCAGTATACCAATTAATTATTGAAACGCTGTCTACTCCATTATTCCATGTACCTCCACCGCCAACACCAGTATATAAAGATGTATTATTTACAAGATATTGATTTGAATTAGTAGCCCAATTTGTAAAACCAATTTGCATTGAGCCTGCATCTAAAGCATCATTTATCAATGGATTATTTAAAAATACATCTAACCATCTTAATTCTGCTGATGATCTACAATTGTTTCCAAGAACACCTGTACCAGGTACTTGAGCTCCTGTTGCGTCAAATACCATTGGTGTATAATTAGGATTATTACCATTACATCCACTATTAGTACTACCTGAAGAATCAAGTGCAATAACAATATCTAGCAAACAGTTCTGTGGACCACCACTAATTGTTGCTGCTATTTCTTCTACTAATATATCCGCAGGCTCTTGTATATTTTGAATAAACTCACATAGTCCAGTTGTAGGATTAAAACTATATCCTGGTGGACAAATTGGTACTTGACTATCTATTGTCTTAGTAGTAAAGAAATGATTAATGCTAGGTAAAGCAAACTCAGGATGCCAATCATGAAATGATATCCATGCTTTTGCTTTAGGGTCATAACTTACTGTCCAAGAGCAATCATTAAAGTATATAGGATCTCCTATGTCTACTAATATTGGTTTTGGTAATCCTGTGTCTATAGATATAGGTTTAACTGCTCTATCTGTAAATGTTGCATTTGCAATCCATTCTGGTTTTAAAGAATAGTCTTTTTTCATAAAGTAAACTATGTCATCATTTGGATCATAGATTACTTGACAACCAACACCAACTACAGGGTTGTCTGCCCATTCTGTTTCTTCTGATTCAGGGAATTGTCTTATAAATCTAGATGGTAAGTATTTATTAAACCACCACTTCATACCAGCATTAGATATTGCTTCTAAACCTTTTGCTGGTGTAAATTGGAAGATCTTACCTTGAGCTTGTGAAATATAAAATAAACCAGCAGGTGTATTCATAACACCTCTGTGGCTTTCTAATGATCCATACTCATTAGATAGATCAGAGTTTACTATATTTTGCAATTTCTGATTAAATAAGCCTCCATCACCTATAGTAATCTTTGTGTTAGCATCAGTTCTCAAAGTATCAATACCTTGCAAAAGCTGAGGTGACTGATAAGGGAAAAACATTATTGCCCCCGTCTTACTATATGATTTTATAACTGATACTCTGTTCTTAAAGTCCTTGTAGTTTGCATATAAGTATTGTCTCCAATAATCCCTTTTATCTTCTTCATTAGCTTGTAAAGAATATATAAGTCTCTTTGGATATGATGTAAAGCATGTTTCTGCAATAGTTGGATCATACTCCTTTGACTGTATCTGTGCAAACGTAGTATTTTGTGTAACAAATTTTGAAGGGCTAAGTGATTCATCATATTTATAAAAATTATCATACTTCTGAATTTCTGCATGAAATAAATCTCCTAAGTCATTGTATGTATATGTTTCATAAAATCTTCTTTCTTTAGGTTCTTCATAATCTCTATAAGGTAAATTAATTTCTGACTCTACATAAAAATCATTAATACCATTAATATGAGAATACATATATGCATGGTTCATTGCAAATGCACTATTTAATTCATCACCCATAAATGATAATAATCCCCAACCACAAGTGTCTCCTCTATCTAAATAATACATTTCATTAGGAACTGTAGCTTGATCAAGAGGACCTGTACCAAAAACTTGATTTAATCCTAAACTTGATACAGTTGCTGCCATTCCTGCCATATCAAACTTTCTACTATTAATCCAGAATCTAGGATATGGTAGATTATATCTTTTAAAATAATCATAAGGATAACCATCATACTGACCCATTAAGTAGTCTGTAAAAATTGGCATTATACATTTTTCAGTATATCTAGCAATAAATACATCACCTCCAAAAATAGGTTTGCTTGTGTACTTATATGCATCCGGTAATGTAAAATCTATTCTTTCTACACATCCTCTCATTGGTACTTGTCTTATACCATCAAGCTGACCATACTGATTGTCTATATTAAATTTTAATGCACCATATAATGCAGATATTGGCTCACTATACGGACCTTCAATGCTTAATAATCTATCTTCATCTGATTTACCATTCCAATTTGTTTGAGTAGTACCATTCATAAGTACACGTCCTCCCAGTGCAAATCTTGATGTATCTTGTACACCATAGTTAGAAGGTATAGGTTGTGCCGTAGAAATAGCTACCGTAGTTGGTCTAAATAAATTATTTATTTTATATTGGTTATTATCAAATGTTTGAAAAGAAGAACCTATATAATTAGAGGCATTATTTTTTACTCTAAATAAATTGTTTAATGATCCTGAAGTAAAAGCATTAAAGAAACCGTGAGAATTGTATTTTAAAACGTGTTGTCTAAAGCTACTTAAATTATATATTAAATCAATAATTTCTTGTCCACCTACAGCAATGTTCTTTTGCATTAAAATTAATGCCATAGCTTTCTTAAATAACGGAGCAAGGTTTGACTCAGAAGTATCTAGTCTTACACCTTCTTGAGCACCACCACCCATTAATCCACCATTTGGATCTCTTGCAGTTTCTTCTATATTTGTTAATGCTTGTTCTTGCAATCTTTGCTGGGTACTTTTATTTAAACCTGCAGCATCTCCTAATGTACTTATACCACCCGTAAATAAATCTAATAACCCATCTAAAAAGTTTCCTAGTATACCACCACCTCCACCTTGAGCATCTACATAATCCTGTATAGATTCATTTGCATCTGTCCAAGCTGGTCCACCTTTTTCATTATTGTCACCACTTATTTGACCACCACTTCTACTATTTAAAAATGCTGTAGCTACTGCAGGTGGAACAGTTGCAGTAACATTACCACCACCACCTTTTTGTTCTTTTCCATTAATAAACCATTCAGGAAATGCATTATTAATACCTTGTACTGGCATTGCCTGAGTATTTGGTGTACCATTGATATTTCTAATAGCATAACCAACTCCAACAAGACCTCCAAGTATTGCACTAATGTTTCTTAATAATTTGAATCCTGGGTGACCTTCAGAGTTTGTAAAATATCCATTTGACTGTCCAGATATCTGACCATAGAATACACTTTCATATGCATTTAAATATGGTTCAGTAAACATTAACTCAGGTGAGTGAAATGTAAATACATCTTCTGTATGACCAGTTAATGCAGGATAATCACCAAAGTCATTAAATGGACCACCGCTAGGACATCCTTTTGTTTTTCTCTTAGTTACTTCAATAGAGCCGTCAGGTTGTAGTTCAGTTTTAGCTGCTACATGAAATACGTCAGGTGTTAAATCATTATATGGATAGTTAGGATATAATCCTTGAGCATTACCTAAAAGATTATCTGCATTTGGTAAAGTATACTTACGCATATTCTTAAACATACCCTTGGCAAGTATGGACTTATTACCTAATCTTGAACCTCTTAATATTTCATAACCAACAATATTTGGTATATATGTTCCGTCATTAAATTTTGGTCTTTCAATGTTGCTAAACTCTACACCTAATATTCTTATACCCGTATCAGAACCATCTGTTATATGTAACTGTGGTCCTATCATCTCATTAGGCATTTTATGATGTCTAATAAACTCACCACATAAATCTCCCCATACTTCTGGCTTTTTATCTGGGTATTTTTCTGTTGACTCCCAGTAACCCATTTTACCTCTAGCTATGACTGTAGAACCATCAGGTTGTATTTCAGTTACTAATGAATCTATAGTTCCTGTATTATAAACTTTAAAAACAGGATCTCCTGCAGGATCTATTGTGTTTGTACCAAATATATTATCACGTTCATCTACAACATTTCCATTTGGTAAAGTATAATTTTGAGGAGCTCTACCAGGAATATGATATGAAAAAGATCTTTCACCTGTATTGTAAATCCATCTTATGAAAAAAGCATACTGCTCATCTCTCATAAAACCAATTTTATTCCCAGACTGTATGTAATATTCTTGACTTACTTCATTAACAACCCAATTAGTTATAATATTATTTGCTAATGGTTGATAGTTAAAATCAAATTGTTCTGTAGGTCCTTGCCTTATTAAATAATCATTGACAACATACATTGCTTCTGATTTTTCATAAGCAGGAGATTGTCTAAATAATTCTTCAAAAGAAACAGAAGTTAAAGAAGAATCTATATAATCTATATTTACAAATTTAGTTTCTGTACTATAGTTTCCTATTTTCTTTGTATATATTTGTCCTTGTTGTCTAATTAACAACACCAAATCAAAGTAAAAGTAATCTTTATCTAAACCATCAAATTTCACATCTAAGGAACCATTGGACCCTTCATGAGACCAGATAGTCTGAATATTAGATATACCTATATAGTCACTTATAACTTGACTATTTTCTGTATATGCAATAAATACTTGATATGCACCATTTAATATTGTACCTCCATCTGTAGCCTTTGTGAGCTGAATACAAGGAGTATCAACTAATGGGTGTAATCTTATTTTTTCACAGTCTAGGAAAGGAGTGTCTTGATATTCAATACAAGGATCACCTGGTGCAGAAATTATATCTTGCAAGTAAGGAACATCATCAATGTTCATAGATCTTGATGGGTTATTTCCATCATCCCAATATACTTGCCATGAACAGTCAAAATTTTCTTTTGCTGCTCCAGTAATTAAAAACTTTCTGTTAAAATTTAAACAAGGATCATTTACAATAGTTTCATACTTACATTCACTATCATCAAATCTACCTATCTCTGAACTAATGTCATCTGTAGAGTAAACTATCCATTCATCTCCGTATCTATGTATAGCCCCTATGACTGTATAAGGGATAACACCACATTGTAAGTTTGCTGGCTCATTTCCAATTACACCAATATCACCATCTGCACTGTTATTAGCTGCATTAACTGCATGATACCAAGAAGTGTTTGGCTCAAAAGAAGGCGTGATATCTTTGTTCATTCCTTTAGTGAATGAATTTGTAGATACGCTTGAGGAAGTTTTTGCAGCCCTCTGCTTATTTGTATTATTAGCTTTTGTAGACTTTTTCTTTGCCATAACAGGTTAAAATATTTTTAGTTACAAGTGTCACATGTGCTAGTTGTAGCAGAATGTGTGCTGCTACTTACAACAGCTGGTCCTGCAACTCTTGGGTTTACAGGAGCATAACTCAAAAACATATTATAATAGTTATGATATTGTGCTCTTCTGTTAACTGTCCATATCTTTTGCATTTCTCTAAAGTCTGGTGTATTAATAAAGCCTAACGCATTGTTTCTTGCAGCTCTTAATTTACCTTCTATAAATCCTAATTGCTGAGATACATTTTCACCTTGGAAAATCATATTCTCTAATATTCTTTGTTTTATTGCATATTCATAATATTCATTACAATAAGGATGATCTAACACAAGTAGATCTCCGTCTGCATTTTCCATAGCACCTTGGTAACTAATATATACCTTTCCTGTCTTAAAAGTTGTAAGTAAAAATCCATCTTTAATTTCTGCTATATCTAAAGCTTGAGCTCCTAATGCAGGACAAAAACAAGTTGGATCATTTACACTTTGAATTCTTAATTGTGTCCAACTAGTAAATTGTCTATATTGATTTGGACCCACTCTTTGTACAAGCTGATATTCATTTTTATTGTCACATGTTTTGACAACACAAACATCTTTACATTTAGTTTCATCATCACATGGTGCACTATCACCAGGAGCAGGTACATAAGGTACATCATTAAATGTTTCTACATGTGTGCCTGAAGGCATAGTATTATTAATTGTATATGAACCACATCTAAATGCATAATTTATATATGCAAAATCCATAGGTAGTTGTGCTTTACCATGTTCAATATCTAGCACCACCTCTTTAGTTCTGTGTATACGTAATCCTAAGTCATAATTTACACGTGTAGCAACTTTAATTAACTGCTGAGGTTCTATCATACCTTCTAAAGCGTATGTAGAAAAGTCAATGGAAACATCTTCCATTAACTGGCTAAAAGTTCTATATTTATTTGATACTCCCATTATTGTCTATTTATATTACGTTTATTATCTGAATCTTCAGAAGGTATCTGCATTGTACCAACCATAGTCTGTATAACTTGTGATTCAATTTCTGCAAATAAGGCTTCTGGAATATAAATAGGTTGATCATATCTAGGTGTGCAGTCATCTTCTGTATCACAATTCCATCTTGTAATATCTGAATTAAATACACCCTCTACTTTAATTGCATCCCATTCTATATTTGGGCAATAGATATATCCATCTAACCACCAGAAATATAAAGCCTTATTATATTTCCATGTAGTTGTTTTTGTCATTGATGTATACGTGCCTGGTTGAGTTGCTTGTAATTCTTGTGAGCCATCTATAGAACTAACTGTTCTAATTAGTGGACCCCAGTAACCTTCAATCATCTCAGGAAGCCTAACTTTTGTTCTTTTGATTGTACATCCGCTTGTAATACCTGCACAACCTGCTTCTACTTTATCAACCTCAATAAGTTCAACGTAAGGAAGAGCTTTCCAAACTGAATTAAATTTCATTAGTTTGTTTGCATAGTCTTGCCTTCTCATTAATACTTGAGCAAACTTTTCTATCAAACTGTATATGTATCTGTCTGTAATAAATGCGTCTTGGACTTCAGCTTTAACCTGACCTCTTACTCTTGATACTACTTCTGCTATTGTTGACATATTGTTTATATTTCAAATTCATTATAATTCTTAAGAGCTTGTTTGGTTTTCTCTGGTGCCTCATCATAGAGATGTGCTACTCTATATTTATTTTTCATTACTACATACTTTGTCCAATTTTTTGGGTAACTCTGAGCAACAGCTCTTTTAAACTTTCTACAAGCTGTAAATCTCCAAAGCTCACGGTTTTTAAACCTATACTTAGCAGACCAGTTTGTATAAAATATTTTTCCTAAGTTGCCATCTGTTTCCCAATTTTTGTTCTGCAAGACTTTACCGTATTGTTGAGATAGTGCATAATTTGTATTTACCGTGTTTGCTTTTGGACATGTGCCTATGAATAGGTAACCTAAAGAATCAGGTAATTCTACACCACCTCTATTATCTATAACTCCTTGCCATAATTTTTCATTATATGTTTTAATTATTAATTTTAATTTTCCGTTATCTATCTCTGAATACAAAGGTTTTTTCTCTTTGAATTCATCATATGTTTCTTTATTTAATAACCCTAATCTTTTAGCTCTGTACCTTGGAGCATTTAAATTGGGTTTTTTAAAATTGTTAATCATACAGTCTACATTTATAATTTACAAAAAAAACCCCACTTAATGAAATTAAAAGTGAGGTCTTTATAAGGCTTGATAGGTTAAAACACATATATTACCCATTGTTGGATGTTGAATTTCTAGTTTACCAGATCTTCTGTTACCTACGTATTTGTTACTATAATGGTAATAATCTGTTTTACCAAGACTGGGTAAAGTCTTTTCAATAAATCCTGCTGTCTCATTAGAAGTCATATATTCTACCTTTCTGTCTGTATGTATATGACCTTTAAATAAAGTTCTATTTGTAGTAGCACCCCATTCTTTTGGATACTCTGAAGCATATATTAGAGGGTTATTTTTACTACGTTTATCACCATGTTCAAATGCATTAAAATTATTATGCCATACATGAACTTTTCTTTCTTCATACTTAATATCCCATGTTATCTCATCACTTTCAATTGACTTTGATAAAGCGTGTACTAAATGGAAAGAAGATAACCTGTCATGATTACCAGGAACATATACAACTACCAACTCTTTACAATAAGCTTTTATAAATTTTATTGCCCAGTGCATAGCATCAAAAGCTTGTACATAAGCATCTGTTGCTGTCATACAATTGTCTAGTCCTGTACCACTTGTTGTTGTTCCCTCAAATGTATCCATGTTAATTAGATCACCACCAACTACAAAATACATTCTTTCTATATAATTTACTGGTGCTGCTTTCTGCATAAGGTACTTAACTGTATCCTCAAAATCTTTATCTATAGTATCATTACCTTCCTTACCAAAATGAATATCTTGTAAAGACATAACACCACAAACAGGATCATCATTTTTTATTTTACTTAAATTAACTTTTGGAATCTTGTGTGTCTTAGGTTTCCAAGTAGCAAGTAAATTTTCAAATAACTTTTCTTCTGGGTTTTTTATTTGTGAAACAAGAGCAGAAACTCTCCAATGGTCTCCCATTTGTTTATTCCAATACTGTGATAGTCTCCATGTATTTGTATCTATCTTAAGTAATTTTATGATCTCTTCTGCACTTTTAGGTTCATGGTCAAAGGTCCCTGATATTTTACCTTCTCCCTTATCTAAGTCAATTGACTCTACAAGCTGAGAATTTTCTGCAGCTTTATGGAAAAACTTACTTTTTTTCTTTTCCCTTTTTCTTTCTTGTAATACTTCTTTTTTGATTTTAATATAATCATCTTCATTCATACCGCATCTTTTTGCAGATATAGTGGTGTTTTTTTTCCACTTTAATGAGTTGATTACTTTTTGTTTATAGTTGTCCATAAGTTAAAAATATTTTGATAAATATAATAAAAAAAAAGAGACTGGTGAAAACCAGCCCCTTCCCAACGTTTGTAGTAGAAAACCAACAAACCACCACTGTTGTATTTTTTATGATGCTGCCAAAGTAGAAAACAAAATTTCAATTGGTTTACAAGCAGCTGAGTTTCCGGCATCAACAACTTTAACTTTATATGCTGTACCGGCTACTAAATTAGTTATAGTAAAGTTATTTGATGAAGTAACAATGGGTGTAGGATTTGCTAATACCCACCCTTGTGGATTTACTTGTAAGTCATAGTAAATGTTAATACCAGTACTATTACTCCATATACCATTCCATAAAATATCTGCAGTAGAACTTGTAATAGTACCTGCAAATACATTATATGGATCATGTTGTAAATCATCTGATGAACAAGCTCCTAATCCATTTGCTAAAATCATTGCAAACTTTTGAATAATAGAATCTAATCTTTCTCCTTTGTTAATTACAATTTGTGCTCCGGCATCACCAATTTGAAATGATGTACCACAATAACTTACACATTCTGCACATTGTATCTCTACACATCTTTCACTACCTACACTGCAATCAGTATAAGAGCAAGGATTTGTTAGAGCTGTATCAGCGCAACCACAATTTTGACTTTTACAATTAGATGCCATTTTTTAATTTTTTATTTTATGATCCACATCCAGAGACTATTTCTGCACTAATTGTTGATGGATCTTCATCTACATTCCAATTACCACCTGTATTAATTGCTAGTTCTCTCCATGGATAAACTGTTGTTCCTCCGTTATTGTATGTTTTATTAACACCAGCTCCTAAAACAAAGATCTTAATACCTGCATTATTAGCTGTTGTAGTAAGTGCTCCAATGTATGCGTAATCTACAGGACCAAATTGATCATCTGAGCCGCCTGGTAAATCATCTGTAATACAAATTACATACTTAGCTACACTAGTTCTAAATGCTCCTAAGAATTCACTAGACTCAATAATTTGACCTATAGCCATATCAGTTGGTTCTGGTGCACCTTGACCACTACCCAAGTTAACACATGTACCATCTACACCTTGATTAAGTTTAGCCATTTGAGCTTGTGCAGTAGTTCCATTATTATCAGCAAACATTTCCCATGCTGTAATAAATTGAGTAGCTCCTGTACCAGTATTAATAATTCTCTGTGCTGAAGGTAGTGCTGTATAATCTGCACAAGTATTGTAATTTGGAACTTGTCCTGTACCACCTTTTTCATCTGCAGTAACAATACCAATTCTATAATTATTAGATCCAGATGATGTATCAATAGTATTAACTAATGATGCAAAACCTGTTTTGATATCATCAATTTCACTTCCCATAGAAGATGAATAATCAATTACAAATGCTACGTCCATACCAGCTGAACAAGGTGCAGCATTAGAAGAAGTAGTAAGTTCTGCCGTAGGACAAGTTTTACTTACTCCTTGTATAGCAACTGTTAGTTCTACATTGTATAATACGTTTGCATTTAACCCGGTAATATTAGAAGATGCACCTGCTGGTTGATTAGTAAGAGTATCTGTAAATACTACTACTCCAGAACTTGCATCTGTAACTTTAACTGTAAATACAGCTGATGTTCCATAAATATTAGTAAATTCTAAAATTGCACCACTTGCTGTTATACCTGAGAAAAGTAAAGCCGGACAAGGCATTACACTACTTATAACAGAACCTTGTACTGAATCACATGTAGTTATATCATCTGTAACACCAAAATCAATAGATACTGTTATATCACCAAACTTATTAATATTTGCTGGTAATAAGAAATTATATCCAGCAGATGACGTTTGTAAATTAGGTACATTAACTTGTGCTGTAGTATTGTTACCATCAACATCAGTAAGTGTTATAATAGACTTACCAGGCTCTGATACAAAATTGTTTGGAATTGTTGATGCACTAAAATCAAAGTTAATAGAATCAATTAAGCCATTTGCATCTAACACATTTGCGGTAGAATATGCAAAAGTTATTGCATCACATCCAGTAGGACAACAGTTTGTTTGTATACTTGTAACTGCTGCATATAAGTCATCAATTACTGACCATGCATTTTGAACACTTTGTGCTAAAGAACTAGGACTGCTTTTCCATCCTGTTACACTAGCATACGTTCCATTAGTAGAAAGCATGTCTGTGCTTCCTTGTATTGTTGTTTGACTAATAGCTTCATTAATAGCAGCAGGAGTACCCACAGCTGTCTCTAAAGCACAAAACCTTACTTCTAAAGCAAGGAGTAAAACTGATACGTCTGTTAACTGACCTACATTAATTATACAAGTAGGAATTACTTGTTTCTCTGCTACAACCTGATTACATGGTAAAACACACTGTTCTAGTGTAGATATTCTAGCATCATAGTTGGATAGAGTTGTATTTATAGCCTGAATACTTTGTAGGTTGGTACATACTTGATTTGCTATAAGTGTTGCAAATTCATCAAGGCGTAATTGTGTAACTGGATTACCACTTGGGTCATTGTATTGTAAGCAAGCTGGTAAAGTCATCATTGGCAAGTTTGTTTCTACTTGCTGCTGACTTGACATTCTACTGCTAGGTGTAGGTGTTTGACTAGAGCTTTTTGATGTACCACATATAGAGTTAACCATTGCCTGTAAAACAGGAACTAATGTTGTAGGTGTGGTACCCTGTATATTTAAACATGTAAGATCAAGGCCTGTTAGATCAGGATTACAATTAACACCGTCTGTAATTATATCACAAACTTTTTGTGCTAGCTTTGCTGTAACATCACTTATTGTATCACCGGTGCATAAATCAATGCAAGCAATATCTGGACCTTGCCATACTACGCAATTGGATGATATATTATCACAGCCGTTAGTTGAGGCACTTGAACTTGTTGGAATCATAGATACTTAATTTTACAATACTACTGTTTAGTTGTAAACTATACAATAATAATATACAAAAAATTTTAAAACCAAACAAACAATGCCTGGTTTTAAAATTTTTTGATTACTTAAGTATTTATGGGAGTGTTACTCTTTTGTTTCTTCTTCTGCTTCAGTGATAGTACCGTCTTCTAAACTAATGTTTACAGAACCGTACTTCTCTTCCAATGCAACAGTCATGTCTTTCCACTCAGCTTGCAATTCTGTGTGTCTAGTGACTAATTGGTTTTTTACTAACTCAGCATTACCAATATTCATAAGTAATGTGTTGATTTGATTTTGAAGATCTTTTACACCTTCTAATTCTTTGGCTGTCAATTTTTTAGCCTTTTTTGCTTTTGCTCTTGCCATTGTAATTGGTTTTAAAAATTATAATTTATAAATCAAAGATAATGATTTTTTGTTTATTTCCAAGGAACCTCAGTATTATTTTTTGTTTCAGGCCAAACTACTTCATGTATAACTTCTTTCATGCCATCAATATAACCATCTCTTAATAGCTGTGTTAACCAAACTATTGTTTGTTTTTTCTCTAAGCTTCTATAATCTAATTTATTTAATGGATGATCTATATCTTTAGGAATGGCTAATGAACCCTCAACAATGTGATTACTTGGTTTAATTTTATCTTTGAATTCTTGAGGTATTACTAAAGTTCCTTTGTATGTAAAAAAGATTTGTTCTACAATATTACTTTTATTTGTTACAAATGAAACAATATCAAAAGAATATCTTATAAACATTTTACCTTTCTTTTCTTTTTTGAAAGGACTTTTAATTACTGTTTTTACAGCTTTTGCAGGAGATCTTCTGATCTTCAAAACTTTTTTAGCAGCAGCTTTTTTAGCAGGAGTTTTTTTAACTGCAGGTTTTTTAGCCACAGACTTTTTAGGTGTGCTTTTTTTCTTTGTTATTTTTTTTCTTGTTGCCATTATATTACTCTTTCTGTAATTGAATCATCAACTAATGAATCTAGTGCTCTTTCTAATCTATCATATATTTGTTGCTCTGTACCTTTTGCATTAGCAACATCTTCATGTGGTGGATTAGCATATGCATCCTTTACAAAATCAATAATTTCACTTTCTGTTAAATTATCATGATCTACAAATCCACCTGAAAGATCTTCAATATTTAATCTAATAACATCTAAATGTTCTGAAAATATTGGTTCACCATCATTATCTACTGCTGTATCATGTGTCATTTTTACTTTAAAATGTATTTCAGATACAACATCATTGTACTGATCATTATTAGAATCAGTATATGTATTTATAGTGTCGTATTTTATTATGTGCCAAGTTGTTGTCATAATTCAAATATAATAATTTTTTTTAAGCTGGAATAGGAAAATCTAAATCATCACCTTTACTTGGTTTATCCCCATCAAAATATGTTCTGCCATGAAAGTCACTCATCTTTATAGTAGTACCAGAATTATATTTTGCTGCAAAAGATCTTACAGTAGCATCATTCATTGTAACTGTACTTCCTTGACTGTAACCTCTTACTGCACCTACACTCCTGCTAACGGTTACCCCGGATTGGGCACCTAAATAAATAGTTCCTGATGATGCAAATGTAGCCATATTATTTTATTCTTTTAGTTAATTCTTCTACTATATCTGTAAGTGTCTCTATTTGTTTTTGTTGCTCTTTTACTGCTTCTATGAGAACACCCACAATGTTACCATATGCTACAGACTTCATTCCTTCATCATCTGTGCTTACAACTTCTGGTAATACTTTTTCAATTTCTTGAGCAATAACACCAATTTCTTTTTTCTTCTTACCTATTTTATTAAACTCTACACCTCTAAGCTTTAAAACTTTATCTAGTGGAGAATCTATAGTTTTAATATTTTCTTTTGATCTTACATCTGAATATGCAATAACATTACCAGTAGCTCTAATTGTACCACTTACATCAAGTTGATATGATGGGGTAGAATCTAATATACCAACATAACCATTACTTCCCTTAATGGTCATTCTAATAGAATTATTGGTATAAAAATAAGTTTGAGCATTTTCACGGTTTTGCATATATGCGTAAAAATTATACTGACCACCCATACCTAATGTTAAACCATCAGTAGTATTAACTCCAGAAGCACCACTTTGGATTCTCATTTCAGCTGAATTATATGTAGATGCTGTAGATCTAATAGCAAATCCAGTACCTGTACTAGCTGAAGGAGTACCACTTGTATACCAATAATAGTTAGTTGAAGCACTTGCTAAACCTTGTGTACTACTAGAACCAATTTGGTATAAAAGACTGTTAGCTAAAGTAGTTGAACCACTAAATCTAGGTATATAGTTAGCTGTACCAGATCCAGTTATACCACCACTACTACTACCATTTGAAGCGGAAGTAACTCTTCCTTTTGCATCAACTGTAATGTTTGCATTTGTGTAACTACCAGCTGATACACCAGAGTTTCCTAAACTTAAAACTACTGATTGACCTAACTGAGCTGTACCAGTAACATCTCCACCACCTGCTGAAAATTGCCAACTCTCAACAAATGTATATATATCAGCTCCAGTTGCAAGTTCTTTTCCTCCGTTACTTACCGCTTTTGTTTTTGCTGCTACAGTAGGTGCTGCTGATGTACCACCAATTGTTATTGTATCTGCGTTTCCAGATGTTACAGAAGTAACAGTTCCTTGTGGAACACCTGCAATAGCATTGTCTACATATGTTTTGTTTGCAGCATCTGTTCCTGAAGATACAGTATCAATACCTTGTATTCTACCTGTACCGCCTAGTACTATATCTCCACCATTAACATTTATATCACCTACAAAAGTAACAGTAGTACTATTATATGGATATCTGAATACTTCAGTTTCAGTTCCATTATTTTTATTATAGAAAGAAACAGTGTCTGGATTTTGAGGTAAATTTGGATTATCATCTCCATTATAGAACATACCACCACCATAAGAAGCTGATTGTCCTACATAAACATTACCATTACCTTGAGAGCTACCATATAATTTTATTGAAGCTGTTGTAGTATCTGACGCTCTTACTAGTACAGTGGTGTTAGATTGTGATGTACTACCTACCTCAAGACCTTGAGTAAACTTAGCTTCTCCAGAAACACAAATAAATGAGTCATCACTTAAAACTACATTTGATGTACCCATTACCATCAAATCCATTTGATATACACTATCTGCTTCTTCTGTATCTCCAAGTTTTAAATGTCCTGCATTAGCAGAATTACTTATAAGTATTCTAGGACCATTCATTGTAATATCACCACCTGAAACGGTAAGATCACCACCCATACTGACATTTCTACTAAATGATGAATCACCAGATGTATTATTTATAGTAGTTGTCTTTCTTCCAGCCCATCCAGAAGACCAGTTATCAGGAGAAGAATTTATCTGTATTCCTGACTCAGCATTTAGATAAACAAACTCATTTGTTTGACTTGTAGCATAAGAAGCTGACTCACCTGCATTAAGTACAAGTTGTTGTCCACCTTGTGTTCCTACCTTGTCAGTTCTTATTCCTCCTGCATTAGTAAAGAAAGCTGTACTTGAAAATGTTTTTTCACCTGCAATACTTTGTGTACCTGTAGTTCTTACTACAGTACTATCTACTTGTAAAGTACCTGTTGAGGTTATTGTACCACCTGTAATACCATTTGTAGTAGCAATAGATGTTACACCTGAACTTGTTACATATCTTCCATCTAAATCAACAGTAAGAGAACTTAAACCACTTCTACCTAATGTTAAAACACCATTACCTGTGTTGAATGAAACACTATTTACATAATTATTAGTATTAATCATTGCTCCCAGCACTTCAAGCTCCAACTCTTGATTTACATTATTTACATCATCATTATTATGAATGATCATACTAATAGAAGCAGTATCTGCACCAGATGCAGTACCTGTATAGCCAGGTAAACTTTGTGGGTCTAATCCTAAAGTAGCTGTACCACTTGAATATGAAAGACGTAAACCATCATAAGCTCCTGCTCCATTTACGTTTACATTACCTACTCCTACTGTAGATGCATTTGCAGTGTTACCAGATATTGAAAACACACCACTACCACCTGAACCAGTAAGCCCAACAGTTATACCAGTACCTGCAGTTAATGTTAGTGTACCACCATTAGTTATAGAACCAGTTGAAGTACCATTGCTAACATTAAAGCTTGACATGCTACCACTACCAGCACCAATATCAGATTTAATTTGTGCTTTGGTTCTATATTTTAATACATTACCATCCCAAACAAGAATACCAGTATAAGTACTATTATCATTAGATATAGAACTCACTGAAAGCGTACCTGTTACTGTACTATTACCATCTGAATCAAATCCTGATAAAAACTGTATTGCCATCTTTTTTTATTTGCTAATATACAAATTTTATAAAAAAGGGGAAACACCTTATCCCTAAGATATATGTCTCCCCTTTCAAATTAGTAGACTATAATTATCTTACTTTCATTATGTTAAACCTCAAGAAGTTTGCAGTAACATTATTTGTCCAATTGAATGCAACATCACCAGTAGCTCCAACTTCTACATCTGTAAATACTTGTATTCCTTTACTTGTTTCATAAACTTGAATTATAAAAGGACCACTACCTAAACCATGCGTACTTGCAGCTATTGTAAATGTATTTGTACTACCTGCAGGACCTGTTGCACTGTAAGATTGCTTATCAATATGAGCCTTTAATGTAGCTGGAGTTACATATCTAAATGTATCAGTACCTGTATCAACTTCAGTTTGTGTTGCAATTTCAGTTACACCACGTGCACCTGTTGTTGAATCAGGTAATGTTCTTGTAGAGTGTGATTGAATAACACCATCAGTCATATTTAACTGATCAATTACAACAACACCTGAAGTATTAATATCTGTGTCAGTACCAATAATCTTGTTAAATGTACTTGCTAACTGAGCATCACTAATACCACCTGCTTTAACAGAAATCCATCCATTTGCTGTAGCACTAAATGTTGCACTGTTAAATCCAGCAACACCTTTTTCTGTTGCACCATCACTTGCTCCTGTACCTGCAATGTTTTGATCTTGTATTACAATTGCATAACTTGAAGCTGCCGGATTAGAACTTGCTGAAATTGTTGTGTTAGCATAAATCATATCACCAACTTCAACATCAACACTACTACCATTAAATGATATAGTACCATCTGTTGTAACAACAAAGAAGTCACCCGTAGTAAGTGCAATGTTACTTGAACCTGCTATTGCAGGAGAGTTTGTAGATGCATTATATCCTCCTTGGAATACACCAACTCCAGCAACAAGTGATTGAACTTGTCCTAAGTTAACACCATCTGTACTAGCTGTACCATTTGCAACTGAAATAAGTTTTTGAGAACCTATACTTAAAGCAGCAGTAGGCTGTCCAAGAATGCTTAATGAAACATCAGCAAAAGCATAACTTCTTGTCTCACCATTACTTGAAGAATCTAAACCAACTAATATGTAATCATCAGCATCTGGATTTCCACTTCCACCTGGTGCATCATTTATAAGTCCACTAGCACCATAATCTACTAATATTGTAGGATTAACAGTGCTTGTGCCTGTCTGAGTTAAACCAGCTCCAGCGGATACACTTGTTACAGTACCTTGATATTGATCTGTAGAATTAATTGTAACTGTAGTACCACTTACAGAAGTAGTAACATTTGTACCACCTGAGAATGTAAATGTACCTGAAGTTGTTATTGCTGTTCCAGATCCTGAGTCTGCACCTAATGTTATAGATGTTACTGTACCTCCTGAGTTATTATCATTTTGCCAAGATGGTACACCACTACTAACTTTTAATACTTGACCTGCAGATCCAATAGCTAATTTTTTTAGAGAAGCTGTTCCATCTGCATATAAAATATCACCAACTGTATATGATGAAAATCCAGTACCTCCATTATCTACATCTAAAGTACCACTCATTGTCATAGTACCACTTGTAGTAATTGGAGAGTTGCTGAATGACATTCCAGTTGAACCACCACTTACACCAACAGAAGTTACAGAACCTGCACCTGCATTAATATAAGTTGCTAACTGTGATAAATTTGCATATTTAGCATTACTATCAGTTGCATCAGAGAATAAGAAATCATCTCCATCTTGCAATGTAACACTTGTTCCATCTCCTGCAGCTAAAACAACGTTATCTGCACCTTGATAATCTACAGCAAGAGTTCCAGAAGCCGTAATTGTACCACCCGTTAAACCAGCTCCAGACCCTACAGAAGTTACTGTACCGTCTTTACCAAAGCCTGGCATATTAGAAATAAGTGATTTTCTTAAGGTATTACCATCATTTACATCTGAGAACCAAACATAATCACTTCCAACAGGAGTAGCTGCAGTTAATACTTCAATTGCGTTGTCCGTACCTGCTGTATCTATATTAACAGTTGGTGTAACAGAAGCAGAACCGGTAATTTGAATACCAGTACCACCTGATACAGAAGTTACTGTACCTGAAGCACTATCATTAGAAGTTACTGTAAGAGTATTACCAGACCTTGTAACAGTAGTTGTTCCTGAACCTACAATAAGCACATCATCATTAGTTCCATCTGATCCAGCTAATCTTACACCAGCTGTTCCATTTGTAGATCCTACACCTGATAAATCATATGTAGTATCATCATCTGCTCCAGTAGATAAATCCACCCAAGCAGAACCATCATAAAGTCTTAATTTATTTGTGCTAGTGTTGAAATAGATTCTACCATCACTTCCGGTTGGATCACTGGTACGGTTATCTATCCTAGCAGATTTTAACTGTGCGGAGTTCTGTAACGTAATGTTACCATCTACGTCCAGACCCGAAAGAAATTGTATTGCCATTTTATTTAATTTTAATTGTTATATATAATTTTTAGTTCTATTTAATTTAAAAATGCACACCCAGCAAATGGTCTGCTGAATGATACACGTATTACATTTGCATTGATATAATCTACCTCACCTATTACTACATTATTTTGTAAATCAACTACAGTAACAGAAGGATATTCTCCTAAATTGTGAGTTATAGTCCAAACCTGTGCAGAACTTGAAAAACACTGAGTAAAAGTAGAGTCATTATTTAAGATATCTTCTAAGTCTAATACTGTACAAACATTAGAAGGTACTGAAGGACAAGACATACTTGCTCTTACATTTATCTTAGCCAATGGTTCTACAAACACTCCTGGTTCTTCTGTGGATGCCACAATTTTATCAGATTTGCTATTTAACCAATCACATAATTCTTTTTGTAATAATGCATTCTGAAAATCAGTATAACAACATGAATCAATACCAAACTTTACAGACTTAAAGTTTGCATATGCTTGGTTAGCAAAGTTTTGCTCTACTTTGATTTCTTTCATCAAAGCTACATGCTTTACTTGTTCTGCATTTGATATCTCTCTAGGTTTACCCATTTTTCAAATCCATTATTTTTTGCTTTGCTAGATTCATAGATAAATCTCTAGAATCTGCTGTTTCTTTTTTCTGTGGGTTACTGGCACATGCATCTGGATTCTTGCAAATTGCAGCTCCATTTGCATCATATTTTTTTTGACAACCACATGTAAACCTTTTCCCACATATTGAACAATTGCTCATAATTTGTTGGTTTTATACTATATAATAATTTCCTTTACTACCACCACAATTACCTGTAGGGCAAGTTATTTTATTTAGCCTTTCTTTTGCATAATTATAAATTTGCATTCCTTGAGCAGATGATTGACAATATTCTACATTTGATATTGCAGCATCTATCATGGTTTTTATATAATGCATTTCTGCTAATAACTCAGCTTTCTCAGATTCGGGTTGACAAGGTTGGACATCTAAATCACAAAGTACTTCATAATATTGTGTAAGTAATCTTGTTACTCTTAGATGATTATATTCCACGTATACTTTAGAGTTAGGAGATACACTGTATCTAATAACATATATACCATCTGGTATATTTTCTTGCTTTGTTCCACAGTTTTCTTTTTGCAGAGCAAGTGTACATGCTGTTAAGCACATGTCAAAGTCCTTATCTACTTTTATTAGTACCGGAACAGAATATCCTGGAAGTGTTATTAGTAACTCTTCACAGTCAACCGCTAGATCCTTAGAGTACTGACTTGTATCTTTAATACATAATAGATTACAATTAGATACTGTTGGTATTTCTAAGCTTAATATATGTCTATCTGCCATTTCTGTTCAATTTAAGGATACTATATAGATAATATACAAAAAAAACTGAACAATATAAAATAAAAAGAGCAGGAGATTTCTCCCCTGCTCTCATTAAAATTTGATTGGTTATATATTACCAAACTGCATTATCTTCAATAACAATCTTGTTACCGTTGTCACCAGCCCATGCTTTTAGACCTTCAAATAAGTCATCAAGCTGACCTTGTGCTGCAGCGTCAGAACATTTTACATAAATTTTGTAAACGTACTGATCATTGTCAAACACTCCAGTTGGGTTGTTGAATCTTGGAACAGAATGCTGGATGTAGTATGCTCTATAAGTTGCACTTCTATCAACAGCTGCAAGGATTTCAGAAGACATTTCAATCTCTCTGATTCTTGAACTATCAGCATTTCCTGAATTGAAAGGACTCTGACGGTATCTTTCAGAAAGAATTAAATCTCTAATTACTTGCTCTCCTTGAGTTTGTTGCATTGAACCAGCAACGTTAGTAGCTACGCCACAGTCATTACATGGGTTACCAGTCTCATCAAGTAAAGATACAATGATTTCAACAGGCTCTGCATTAAAGTGATCACTAGTTCTGAATGAACAGTTACCAAATACTGTGTCTACATATGCTCCTTGGAAGTGAACAGTTACAGAAACTTTAGATGCTCCATGAGGATCAGTTGAAGGAACATAAGCTCCAGCACCTTCTCCCATTGCTTGTGCAATAGTATAGATAGACTGCTCAACCTGACCAGCAGTAGTTACAGAAACTACAACACCACCTTCAGAAACAGCATCAACTAAAATTTTACCATTTCCACCGCCACCGTCAACATCAAGTACATCACCAGCAACATAACCAGAACCTACTGCTGCAACAGAGTAAGTACCAATTGCATCACTAGCACCTAATGTAAGAATGTTAATTTTGAAACCGCTACCTGTTGCACTACCAGAAGTAGCAACACCATCAGCAACAGCATAACCAGTACCTGCTGCAGATAAAGTACTTTGAGATACACCATCTAAATCTCCTTCAGCAACAAAAGGCTTGATAAGAGGATTAGATAATACCATACTAGACATTGTAGCTGCAACTAATGCAGGATCAATGTACTCTTGTCCATCAACGCAACATACATTAGCTGAATCACCAATAGAGTATGCATTGTGATTTAAGAATCTAAGTGCAGGTGAACCCTTTACATCAATTCTCATAAATTGAGTTTTACCACATGGTGCACAATCAGAAGCTAAAGATAAAGAAGCTGTTGATTGGCTAGCAGTAAGACAGTTTGTTTTCCATAATCTTGTAATATATCTAGGGTTTAAACCTTTAGACTTTACAGATTCTTTGTAACCACCGTGTCCAGGATTGTTTCCAATAGTGTCTTTAGAATAGAAAGATCCTTGAACCACATAAGCAAGTTCCCCTGCAGTTACAGCTGGTACACCAGCTCCACCAGGTAATGCTACGGATTCCCAATCTGCTCCATCTACTAAAGCCAACTGACCAGCAGTTAACGCACTTGTTGCAGTACCAGCAGTCAATAAAGTGCTGTCTGCAATAAACGTTTTGTTAAACGCATGATTAAAATAAGCCATAATTAATAAAATTTGTGTGAGGACCATTACCCCCACTGGTTAATAAATAAATTTGATTTTGACAGTTTACTCTGGTGTAACAACATGTTACAATAATAATATACGCAATTTTTACAAATAAACAATATATTAGTTATTTCTTTCTGCCTGCTGTAATCCTCTTTGTTGCTGATACATATTCTCTATATCTCCAGCTATTAAGGCAGCAGTATCATCTAGCATAACTTCAACTAAATCATCTTTAAATTCACAGTCTACATCTACTAAACTTATATTACCTGTATATGGGTCAACACAATTTGCTACTTGAATATATATAGGTTTTCTATAATAAGTTAAAACAGGATCAACTATATCAAAGTTTTTCCTGTATATTCTTATTCTGTTGTCTAACATTGTACAAAAAGTCTCTCCCCAAGCAAAATCAGGGTTTTTAAGCGGGTCTCTCATAATCAATGGTACATTTGCTTCTTCAGCTAAATATACTGTCATAGATCTAGGATTACAGCAATCATCTTTTGCTTTTGTTGTAACTTTTTTAAACTCTAGATAAGTGTCAAGTGGAAAGTTTGTTGCTTCAAAATAATCATCATAAACATTTCCAGTTAAAGATAACTCAATTAATAAAGGTTGTAAATCATCTATTCTTCTTTTAGATAACTCATCACCTTCTTTATACATATTACCACCATGTAGATTTCTCCTACACCATTCTAATTGTGCTTTGTTAAAAGCCTCTACAAATTGCCAACATTCAATGTTATCATAGTCTTGACTATCTAACTTGTTTAGCCTTTGTTTTAGTTTAATTAAAAGAGTGTTGTTATCCATGATGTATTATTTTATGAGTTCCAATATGGTTCAACTTTATCCAATATAGATAATAATGTCTCTTCATTTTCTGGATCCATTAAAAACTCCAAACATTCAGATGGTGATTTACCTAATCTTACACCACTATCTAATGGCTCAATCCATCCTCCTGCTTTTGTTGCAATAAATCTATAAAATAAAGCATCTTTAATTAGAGCTCTAATTTTAATTTCTTCCATAGATAATGTAGATACATCCAAGAAGTTTTGTGCTGCTCTTTTCTTATTAGACTCAGCTCCAGAACCATTGATGTAATCATCCATGTTTTCATATAGCACATCATTAGGTGTTGCTTTAGTATACTGAGAACTGTTAGTATCACATATCTTAGATACATACATTAACTTAGTAGTGTTTTCATCATACATTGTCTGCAACTCTACAAGTGCTTTATTTCTAATTTTTGTTAGCTCTGTTCTAGTTGTTAAACTTTCTTCTAGAGTATCTAAAAAGAATTTAACACCTTTAGGACTTTGCTTAGCATCTTTTAAAGACTTAGCTACTATAGAAAATCCACCAGCTTTTATAGCATAAAGTTTAATTTTATCATAAGGATCTAAATCAGGATCTAAAAATACTGGCTCATTTCCACATTTGATTGAGATTTTATCCCAGAACTTAGAGTTATCAGGACGCATAATTTGTAATAAGTTCCAAAACTCTTTATCTTCTGGATCAACAACATTTGCTGCTAATTCAGCTTCTAACTCTGAAACAACTTTTCTAATCTCCTTAATCTTAGCTTTCTTTTCTTTTGGTGGTAGCATTTTAACTTCAGGTGCAAACTCATTAAGACCAGTAACATATCTCTTGACTCCATTCATTTCAAGACATGCTAATGATTCTTCATGATATACTCCGTCATGTAATGCTAATCCATACTTCTCTAATCCCATGTTTTCTTTATTAGGATTAAAAAAGGGACGTATAGCAACAGTCTGTTTCTTAGCCTGCTGATATTTTTCTACAATAGTGTAATCTTCCATTTTTGTTTGGTTTTAATTAATAATTATTATTCACAGTCAAAAGTACATAATTATGTACAATTTATTATTACTAATTTCTAAAGCAAGGTTTTACCCTTGCTAAAGTTTTTTGACTTCTTAAACAACTACTTTTAAAGCTCCGGCAGTGTGATATAAATCACCTTTTGCTAAACCTGCTGCTAATGCTGCTGCATTATTTGCGTGGTCTCTAGCTAAGACATCTTTACCAACTGCTTTAGAAGCAAGTATTTTAGAAACATCTGAATTAGAAAATTCATATGTCTTGTTTTGTCTTTTAATATCTAGTGCCATGATCATTTATTTTAAAGGTTAAAAATAAAAAGGGAGGAGGTTTTACCCACCTCCCCTTTATTAAAGTTGTTCTTAGAATGATCCTCCTGTAACAGGGTTTCTCATTACAATTTTAAGAACTTTAGTCGGATCTTTAACCCAAATAGCTGGCATGGTCTGAGTCATGTATACTCTATATCCATTGAAGTTACCAGAAGAAGCAAATCCTTGAGTTCTTCCCATGTAGTCCATAGTACCATTTTGGTAGAACCACTTAAGTTGATTATCCCAAGAAAGTTTCAACAAGTGAATGTTGTCATTTCCTTCATCAGTTACATCAAAGATAATGAAGCTATATGAACTTAGAGGTCTACCATCAATTAATGGATTCTCAATGTCATTAGTATTCAAGTTATCAAATGCTGGATTCAATACAAACTTAACGTTAGCTAAGAATGGAATAGTAAAGCTTGTGTAAGCAAAACCATAATCCAAGTCCATACCAGAACCTTTAACAGCTCCAATATCAGATGCATTTTGTACTAAACCAGAACCATACACCTCATCAGCAATTGCTTTATTGATAAGTTGCATACCACCAATACCTGTTTGTACAACAAGTGATCTTTGTGGGTCTGGTCCTTTGAATTCAACTTTACCTTGGTAGAAGTTGTAGAGCTCAGACTTGAACATGTCAAGAGTGAAAGAAGACTTGTTGTATACTCTCTTGAAAGAGTTATCCAACTGAGACCATAAACCAACAGATAGTCTGATGTCATCTGGTCCGTCTTGCTTAATTCTACCACCTTTACCCCACATTAGGTAAGTTTCAATATCCGTAGCAATTTTAGAAAGGTGTGCTGCTTCCATATTTGTAATGAAAGTACGTGTAAGAGTTCCATTTTCAAATGCTTCTCTTGCACCAGCTTTACCCATAGATGCTACTAGTCCTTCAATACTAGGTACTGATGGATTGTTTGGATCTGTATTGAAGTTTCTCCAAATTTCTGTAACAGGTACTGTACCATCAGCGTTTAATCCACCTTTGATCATTAAGTCTGCTCTAGAAGATACTGAATAGTGAACGTGTGCTTCTGCTCCTCCTACAAAGTTGTAGAACTCACGGAAACCAGAACCTGTTTCAATATCAGAGAATCTCTCTCCATACTCACCACGTGCAGAACCTTTTCTGAAGAACTTAGTTCCTTTTGCAAGGTACTTGTTATCCAAAATGGCTGCGTTGTTGTTGTTAACTAATTGAACAGTGTAAACAAAACCGTCACCAGCTGGGATGATGTCATCCGCAGTAATGTACAATTCTAATCCATTATACTTATCATAAGTAATAATGTCACCATGTCCAAAAGTTCTCTTGTTGATCTTGATCTTAAATGTAGTTCCATCTATACCTTTGCTAGCATTAGCAGGTTCAATGTCAGCCACAATATAAGGAAGATCTTGTGCAATAGGAGTTTGCCACTTATACTCACCTCTAGCGTTGTCCACAAGAATTGTATTCTTACCACCAAAAGAAGCCATTTGATATAAAGGCATTTCTACCTTCTGGGTCATAGCCCATAAATCAATTGGTCCCATATCCATAGGCTCAGCAGAACCAAGCATCTGGGTAAGGTGATACGAATCAACATGTGAACTAGCTTTATAGCTTGTATCACGTAGGAAAATCCCATTATTTAAAACTGGAGTTGCCATAATTTTGATTGTTTTTAATTGTTAATATTAATTTCCCGTTTTTATATTTAATTGTCTAATTAAATTCTTTTAAATATGTTATTAGCTCTTGGTATCTTTCTCTTAGCTGTTCTTGCTGCAGCTGGTTCACTATCTTTAACTCCTAAAGATGTAGTGCCTCCAGAATTAGCTTGCTCAGTTTTGAGCTTTCTTACCGTTTTCTCTATGGATTGTTGTGCTCCTTGTGCTTTGATTTTTGCTTTATATCCGTCTGGATCTTGCAATAACCATAATGCTTCAGAAATCAATCCATAATTTGGCTCAACAAATTGATACTTTTCTAATAAGTGACCTAATAAATTAGTATTCTTTCCACTTACTGATGGATATGATGGTTGTACTAAACCATTATATAACATAGCTTGTGTCTTCTTATCAATTTTTACATCACCTAATTCTCCACCTTTTAAGGTTTCGTATACATTTTTCATATATTGCTGAGATGCTTGTTCTTGTTGTTTCTTCTTAAGCTCTTGCTCTTGAAGTTTTTGTTGTACAACCTTCTCTTGCATTTTATCTAACTTAGGTTTAAACTTCATAGCTTGTTGCTCAAGCTTTCCTAAGTCCTTCCAAATTTCTATTTCCTCAGCAATTTCTTCTGTAGTACCATATCCTGTTGCAGATAGATACTCAGTAATAATTCTTTCTTGGTCCCTTTCAGTTTTTACATCAAGGCTTTTTTGTTCTTCAACTTGAGCTAAAGTTGAAAATAAACCTTTGATGTCTTGACCACCATCTGCTACATATCTTGCAGCAATTTGTAATTCTTTTGGCAAACTTTCAAAGAACTGTTTGGGAGTCTCTCTTCTAACTTGATTTGCCTTTTCTTCTAAGTTAGCTTCAATTAACTCTTCCCAATCTTTTGCCGTATATTCTTCTAACGGCTTATCATCATCAAAAGGAACAATTTTGTCATCTTTAATAAGCTTGTTAAATACATCACTTATACCTGATATCTTTTTTCTTCCTCTCTTTTCTTTTTTCTCATCTTCTTCAGTTACTTCATCTATAGAGTTAATAACCTCATCAATGTTAACTTCTTCTTTTACTTCTTTTCCTTCCTCAGCATTTACTTCTGGCTCAGATACTTCTGGCTCTACTGAGTCTTCTTCTTTTTCTTTAGCCTCAACTTTAGCATTTAGGTCATCTTTATCATCCTTATCAGGATCTGCAAATGACATATCTGCATCTTGTTTAAGACCAGAAAAAATGTTTTTGTTTGGTTTTTCTTCAGGTAGTGTAACATCAGCAGCACTTGGTGCCGCATCAAAGATTTCATCTAAATTGATATCTAAAGTTTCTACCTTACTATTCACGGTTTCTGTCTTTGTACTCATAATATTTGTTGGTTTTAATATTAATACTTTCTATACATATATAATATAAGAATAAACTTTTATATTAAACTTATAATATTTGATAAAAAAATAAAATATTTAGCAGTATATAGCTAACACTTAATTTTTATCCTCCTTTTTGTTTGATTTTTGGACATCATATTTATTTTTATTTTCTCTTGCTATGTCCAATTTAGTCTGTGCAATCTCTTTTTGAGCAGCTATTTTTTCTCTTTCAACGGATAATCTGTTATTTTCCATGGTAGACTTGCTAGCGTTCTCCTCTCTTTTCATAGAAAGTTGATCTTGATATCTTTGAGATTCTCTAATATCAGCCATAGCATCTTGATAATCAGACTGTTGATTCTGATTTATATCCACCATAGATCCGTATCCAGCAGCTCTAATCTCTGCAAGTAGAACATTATTCTTTCTGTCTTTCTCATTTTCAGACATTTCAACTTGAAGTTTCATTTGTTCTTCTTGTTGTTTAGCTTCAATTTGAGCTTTCTGCATCTCTTGTTGTTGTTGCATCTCTTGAGCTCTTTCTTTTTCTTGTCTCATTTGAGAGTCTTTTAGGATATCTTGTACTTCAGCAATAGAGTCTGCTTTGACAATGTTACCTAATTCATAGATGCTTGCACCTGTAGTATTGTTTGTAAGAGCCATTTGTTTAAGATTTTCTAGTATAGCTCTGTGATTTGTTTTAGTTGTAGCAAAAATATTAAAGTCTCTAAGCAATAGATCCGTGCCATTTATTGCAAAGTTTACTTTTTCTGCTTCTGAAGATATATAGCTTAATCTAACACTTGGATTAGAACTATAATAATATTGTGCTAAGTCAGTTCTCATTTGATGCACTCTTGGCATTAACTGATCTGAATGCTGTACAAAATACATTTCTGTTTGTGCATATGACTGTTGCATAGCTTGTACAACCCCTGTAGCAGTTTGTGCTGATACTGCACCACCGAGACGCTGTGGATTAATGCCAATTGCATCAAAGCATTGCTGCTTGAAATAATTTGCAAGTTGAATCCTAGACATCAATCTATTAGTCTGCTCCATGTTTAGAGTTTGATAATGATTGAAGTTAGTTGCATTCTCAGTATTTGTAATTGATGTGTCAAGAGGTAGCATTTGGAAATCTTTCATTGCTACATATGCTTTTGCATAATTGTTCTTGCCCCAGTCTTCACCCATTGAATGACGTGGTAAAGCATTTTGATCAAACATAATTACTGTACCTAATTCATCTATTAGAATGTCAGCAATCTGGTTATTAACCATATTGTATCCAACTTGATACGCCTTCATTAAATCAACTAAAGAAGTAGATCTTGTATTTCTATCTGAAAATACTCTACCTTCTACTGGAAGTTTACACCCATAAAGTGTATTGTTTCCTTTAAACTGAAAAGGTAATCTTCCTGGTTTAGTTCTATTAATACCTACATATATTGGGTTAATATTATCACCCATCGTGGATCTCCACATTGCTGGTAAATTAGGACCAATCTTTACACCACCCCAAACTTCATTAATCCAAATCCAATCAATGTGCTCTCCTTGTAGTAAGTTTTCTCTAGTTTTATTTTTAAATATTGAAGTATCATATACAGCTTTCTCAGTAATCTTGAATGTTTCATCAATAATTTCTTGAGTAACAGTTCCGTCTAATTCTATTTTAGTTAAGTGCCCTATTCTTCTTTGAGTTTTCCAGTAAATAGTAGATACTCTCATTAAGTTACCTTCATCTAAAGGAGTCATATCTTCTGAGTTATCTAATATCTCACTAACAATATCACCACCTATAGATGGATCATTCCAATAGTTACTAGTATACTGTCTGTATGCAAGACCTGGCATATTTGTATTCCATTCATGAGATCTTGTTGCATCATAGTATGCACCATCATTTTGATAACCATTAACTTGATATTGAGCTGATCTTGCAGGATATATCTTTTGTAAAGACTTTAATTGCTTTTCATTCATAAGATATCCGTATCTGTCTATAACATCTGCCACAGTCATAAGATCAATCTTACCAACATAATTAGAATCAGAAATATATCTTTGGTCTGGAGATTTTTGGTAGAATGTTAAAACAGGATTCCATAACTCTAGGTCATAGTCATCCTCTAACATACGGAAATGCCAAAACTCTCTATCAGAAATAAGCATATCTCTAAATGCTCTTTCTTCTAGTTCTTGCATATGAAATCTTTCTTCATCAACTGCAAGTTGGTGGGATGCCCACTCTTCAACCATACTTCTGTAATCTTTACTAAAGAAGTCTTCTATCTCTGGTAATGATTTAAGATTTTCAGGATTAAGTTGTTGTTTAGCTTCTTCAGATGCAGGGTCTAATCCCATTTGAACCATCTTCATTACTAAGTTCTTTTCTGCATCAGCAAGTAAAGATTCTTCTATCTGAATTCTCTTTTCTTCAAGCATCTCATTATAAGAAGTATCATCTACAGCTCTAAATTGTACTTTAGAATATCTTTTAGCAAACTCACCAGTTAATACATTTATTACATTTGGGACAATAGGATAAAATTTTAATTCTAATGCTGAATCATTTTCTTGTGTTAACACATCCATCAACTCTTTGTAGTCATTGTCTGGTTCTACAATGTAATCTGATTTATCAATAATACCTTTTGCTAACTTATAATTTTTAAGAAGTCTTCTTGCATTCATACGCAAGAATTCTATACCTTGAAGTTCTAGCCAATCTAAATTCCAAGCTGCCCAGTCATCAGTTTTCTTTGAAAAAGGAAGGAACTGGGTTGGTTGTGTAAGACTTGAAAAAGTAGGTCCTCCTTCTGCCTTTGCACCATTTTTTAATTGCATTGCATTTAATACTCTCATCTAAACTAATTTTGGCTATTTATAATTTTTAAAACCAGATCTTCTAATTTTTTGTCCCATACCAGAAGACCTACGGCCTATATTTCTAAACGCACTGGTATACTTTAATTTACTTATTTTTTCTGAATTTACCAAAGAATCACTCTCTGATTCACGCCTTTTAGCGTATCCTCTATTAGACTGTTGTATTTTAACAAATGCAACTAGTGCACCAAAGGCAACAAGTCTATCCACGTTAAGTCCAGGATAATAAGCTAACATTTCTTTTATCAACATTGGATCAGGTATCCTTTCAACACCCAATGTTTGCTTCATTACAGATCCAGTATCATCTAGATCTTCATTAGTAACTTCTCTAATATATTCAATAGCATATGATATTAAATGACTCTTAAATAATGTTCCTGTATTCTTCCAACCATACTCTTGATAAACTGTTCTATTAGAACCTAAATCCTTTAAGAATAATATCTGTTGTTTAGGTACTAAATATCTTTGTTTTTTTCTTGCAATCATATGTTGTATAAACAAGGATATGTTGTTCTCAACAATAGTCCAAGCATTATACCACTCTATAATTAGCTCAAGTCTTTCATGTGTTTTATTTATATCATCAAACCTACCGCACCATGCAGCTACAATTTTGTCTCCTTCTATAAATTGTTCTATATCACCAGCTGCTGTTTCTCTTGTAACTTCTGTTGCATTTTTATATACAAAAATACTACACAAAGAATCTGATGTTGTTGTCTTACCTTCTGATACAGGGTCAATAGATGCATAGTATGAACCAAAGTCTGGTTTTTTTGATGCAGGTCTTTCCCATACTACTATAGATCCAGTTTTGTCAGTAGCTTTCTTATCTACTGGAAATTTTGATATTGGTAGCTTAGTTGTTCTTTTTGCTATAATACCTTCTTGTTCTCTTTCTAAATCAATTAACTCATATGAATATTCTTTTTCCTCAATCTTTTTAAGTTGTTTAGATAATATACCTTGAGGAAATATTGAAGCTTTTCTATATGCAAATGCTTCTGCAATATTTTTAGGTTTCTGAGATATTCTTAACTGGTATTGTTCTGGTGATAATTCATTCTTCCATCTTTCTCTTTCAATATCAATAGCTTCAATAGCTTCTTCTATTTGTGAGTTACCATAAGAATCAATATAAGGGGGCATAGACCACTGTTCTGGTAAAAATAATCCTGCCATACCAATAGTCCCTTCTGCGTCTATAAGATTAGTTTCTACGGCATATATGTCATTTGATGATGGGTTCATTATCATCTCTTTCAATGGCTCACATTGTTCTAGATCACCTACAGATCCTGCTGCTATAAACATACCAGTAGTTACCATACCTGAAGACATTGCTGGTCTTAAGTATTCATATGTTTGCATCATCTTAGGTGCAATACCTGCCTCCTCATGAAAGAAGTAAGAACAAGGACCACCTACACCAGTTGTTGCATTCTTTTCAAAAGATGCACCTTGTATCTTAGATTTAAGACCTCTTGAAGTTTTTCTATTACCAACTTTAACTTCAATTTGTTGTTGCCATAATAAAACTTTTTCTGGATTACTTGGTCTATACCAAGCTGTGTGCTCATTTAGAAATGTTTTATATTCTTCAAGAAACTTCCAAGATCCTTTATCATTTATATAATCTTTTAATGATGCACCAATTTTGCATGTACTACCTTCTTCAAACCAGTACGTATTAATTATCTTACCCATGTGGAAGTAAGATGATGCAATCTGACGTTTCTTTAGAATTGCTGAATGTTGATTATTAAGTTCTGCAAGTAACTCATATAAAGCCATATGATACTGTGCATCTCTAACTTTAGCAAAACCATACTTCTTTTCTTCTTTATCAAATATTGGTAAGAAGTTTAACCACATATAGTAATCTCTAGTTAAATACCAGGTATTACCTTTATTTTTATAAATTACTCCTTGTCTGCATTTATTTTTTTGATCATCCCAATATGACATAAAATCTTTTGACCTAAATGGTGCACTACAATACAAACCATCTTTATTAAATCTTCTGGCTTCTTCATTGAATATTAAACTTGTTTCATCAAATTTATATTCACCAGGGACTTTAAATAGGTCAAAAATGAATTCTTGGAATACCTCATCATTCTCAAATTCAGTGGTACTCCAAGATCCATTATCATATGTAGGTATAGTCCTACTCATATCTTATAATTGCAAATACATCTCCTGCTTGTAAAAGTAAATGTTCTACACCTTCATGCTCCATAGGTGTTGGCATTGCATGTTCTGCATATTGAACTTCATCACCAACTTTTATTTCTTCTACCTCAGCACCTACACCTACAACAGTACCTTTAAACTCTTTTTTTTGAGCTATCTCAGGTATAATTATTCCAGATGCAGTTTTACTCTCCGCTGCTTTTCTTTTTATCAGTAGTCTTTTTCCTACTGGTATAACTATTTGTTTCATTTTTATTTGGTTTTTTATTTTTAAACTCTGGTTCATCCCAATAGCAGAAGATCCATTTCATATGTATTTGCTTTTACCATGATCCACTTCCACCAAAAGCACCTAAGCCTTCACCTATCCCAGCAGCTGATGCATTACCGCTTGTACCCCAAGTTACTTGACATACACCACCATCTTCTGCACCAAATGCAACACCAAATGTTGTAGCTTTTAACAATGTGTCTTGATTACCATAGTAGATAACACCTTCACATGTTAAATCACCTACACCTACTCCTCCAGATCCACCTTGGAATTCATAAGAGTTTGTACCATCATTGAACTCTACAGTTACATGTGCATAAAATAAAAATCCTTCTACAGTAATTGTACAAGGATGACTAATAACACCATCCATATCTTCTGTAAAACTTTGAGTAGGACGCATGTCTAATACTCTTTGATTACCATCAGAATCTGGCGTGTTAGGATTAATACCATGAGCAGCAAACCATTTTTCTGCTCTTTCTCTTTTTTGTTTTTTGTTCATAACGTTGATTTTAAAATTTATAATTGGTCATAAGCTAAACCTGCACCACCACGCACAGAGCTTTCTTGTTCTTGTTTCATGTCACTAAATGCACCTTTATAAGATTGTCTAATAGACTCAAACTTAGCAGCTGCATTAACCATAGAGTTTATATTACCATCTCTGCCGTGTTCAATAGCAGTTACCTCCATATACTTTGCTAATCTATCTAACATAGATTTAATACCTACATATGCTCTATAGGTAGGTGTTTCATATAACTTCTTACACATATCTAAAGCATATCTAATTGTACCATCTTCTGGAGACTCTTCTAATTGTATTTCTTCAATTATAATATCTTCCTTTTCATGTTCTGGTAAATTAAAAAATGGATTCATATCAGGGTTAGGACAGGTCATATAAAATACATATTGATAAACCTGCATATAAGTATCTGGATATTCATCCATTACTTTCTTTAAAAATGGTAATGCATAACAATGTTCTGTTAATACTATCTTACTGTTTTGTACATCAAATAACTTTACTATCATTTACTTTTATTTTTTAGGAGTTTTTTAAACTCATCATAATTATGCTGTAGCGTTACTGCTTCTGTTTGTCCTTCAATAAACACATCTGTATAATCATGTTTAAACTCATCAGTTGCTTCATGAAAGTATTGTTTACACCAAACTACTTTATCAAGATCAATCATTATCTTTGTATTCTCAAATCTAAAATCTGTTGGTACTTTAGAATGTCTTGATTGTATTGCTATTGCTACTATAAATTCTTTATATCTCATTGTTGGTTGTCTTTTAACCACATCATTATAGATGTAACTTCATCTTTTATATATGGTA